TCTTAACGGTATCGTTCAAAAACCAATTTCTTTCACTTCAATCATTTATGATCTTGATGTTGCAGTAAATGGTATTGTCACATCGTTTGCTCTTAGTGGATTGAGTACCGTTACTTCTGGAGATTTACTAAAAATTGAAGATGAATATTCAATTGTAAGAACTGTTGGATTTGCTACTCAACCTCAAGGTCCCATTACCGGTATTGGTACTTGGAGTATTGTTGAAATTGAAAGAGGAGCAGTTGGATCAGCTAAAACTGATCATGCTGCAGGCAGTGTAGCAAGAATTCATAGAGGTTCTTTCCAAATCCTTAATAGTCAAATTCACTTTACAGAAGCTCCTCTTGGTGGTGACTTAGGAATTATCAACCCTGCCAACCTTCCTTATCCTAGAGCATCCTTTGGTGGTAGAACATATCTGAGAGATGATTATGAAACTAACGAATTGTTTGATGATTTCTCAGACCAATTTGATGGTCTTCAAAATACCTTCAACTTATCCGCAACCGGTGCAGCTGTAACAGGTATTGGTTCTACAGGTGGTAACGGTGTTCTGTTTATTAACGGTATTTTCCAAGCACCATTTGGTAAAAATAACGAAGGTGTTTCTAACTTTAAAATTCTTGAAGATCCTGTTTCTACCGCTGCTAGTGTTCAGTTTAGTGGTATTACATCCGTTGGATTCACAGATTTAATTATTGATGAAGATGATATTAATCAAAACCAACTCCCAAGAGGTGGCATCATTGTTTCTGTAGCATCTACTCCCGGAATGGGATATGCACCATTCAATGGAGCAGCTGTTCGTCTTGAGGTTGGTACTGGCGGAACAATTACTAATGTTACTGGAGTTTCTACATCAGGAACAGCAGTTAACATCAGCACTGCATCTTATACTAGTAAGACTGGTATCATGACAGTTACTACAGCAACTGCTCATGGTCTGGTACTCCAGAATCAGGTCAAGTTGTCTGGTCTTGCGTTCACTTGTGGTGCAGCTCATGCTGGCGTTACGACTAATATTTTCCCAGATCATAATGATCCTTTCTATGTTGTTGGTATTATTTCCGCAACAACCTTCAAGGTACAAGTTGGTGCATCTACTATCCCACATGCTTATGTAAGTGGTGGTACTGCTGCAGAATTCCATCCATTGACTTTTGGTAGTGGATATAATACCAATCTGGGTACAATTGGTATTGCCATAACTTCTCCTACAGGAACTGGAGCAACTATTACTGCTGTTGTAGGTGCTGGTGGATCTCTCGTATTCAATGTCGTTGGACCTGGCACAAATTATACTGAAGATAACGGACTTATCCTTCCTCCAGAACCTAACGGAGAAAACCTCCCAATTGTTGGTGTTACTAGAATTGGTCTTGGAAATACAACTATAACTGGTGTTGGTTGTTCCGTATCTATTGACATTGCAGGGGTATCTACAGCTACTGGTATTGGATCTACATATTACCAAATATCTAATTTCCAGTTCTCCAAAAAAGGATATGGATTTAAGAGGGGAGATACCTTTACAGTAACTGGACTTTCTACAGATCCTTTCGCAGGTGATGACTTTAGACAGTTTGAAATTGAAGTTGTCGATGTATTCACTGATCAAGTATCTTCTTGGCAGTTTGGTAATATCGATTATCTTGATAATATACAACCATTCCAAGATGGAAATCAAAAGAGATTCCTTCTTTACTATCAGTCATCACTAGTCAGTTTTGAAATTGATAGAGGAGATCAAGATTCTAAAGAAATTGATCTTGCTGCAGTTCTTTTGATCTTTATTAACGGTGTTATTCAAGAACCAGGTATCAACTATACATTTGACGGCGGTTCTGTTATTGAATTTAATAGTGCTCCTACTACCGAAGATAATGTTGTTATTTTCTTCTACAGAGGAACAATTGGACAAGATAGTTTCTTATTCGATGTAAATGAAGTTATTAAGGTTGGTGACAACTTGAGACTTCAAAAGAGTAGTCAAATTGAATTGAATCAAGTTGATCAAAGCACCGAAAATCTTGCTCAGAGTGCCAATAGAATTGTTAAGAGAGTTGATAGTGCCGCTACAGTAGAAACAGCATTCTATAGAGGTGTAGGTATTAGTAATGATAACTACAAACCAATGGATTGGATTAAGCAGAAAAAAGACATTCTGATTGATGGATCTTTGGTATCTAAAGCAAGAGATTCTCTTGAGGCACAGATTAATCCAATTGCAAGTGTAATTGGTGTTGTTAGCACAACTGATTCCTTTATATTCACCGATACTACGGCTTTGTTTAGAGATACCGATGATCTACTAACAGGATCGTTTAGTCTTGCATATATTGCACCAGTCGGATTTGGAACAACAGCCGTTTATGGTAGCAATTATGAAAATATTACTGGTATCGAACCACTAGTTGCAAATGTTCAGGGATTTGTTGGTGTTGTGACTGGAATCGGAACTTGTCCTGGTATTGGTACTGACTTGGCTCTTCAAATTCAATTTGATGCTCAGGACTATGTAAATGATGGCAATAGTACTGCTGGTTTACTAGTTGGACAACCAATTAAGTTGTACGGATCTGGAATTAACACAGCAGGTGCTGCTGTTACATCTATTGACACTCATGATACTGATATTGTCGGTATCAGTACATTCAATGGTGATAACATTTATTATGTGCATGCGGTATCTACAAGAAACGGTGGTCGCGTGGGTGTTCTTACTTGTAACATTGCTTCTTATACAGATACTAGTGATTTTGTAGGTGTTGGTTCTACTGCTGGACCTTACTGCGAATTCACATGGGGTAAGTTTAGTAATGTCACTAGAGACGCTACGAATGCAGTTTATGCTGACATCAAGGGTCTTACTTTTGACCCACAGCTAACCAACTATCCTATTGTACAAAGGCGTGGAGCTGGATTGAGAGGAACTGGAGGATTGCCTAAGATCTTATAAATACAAAAAAGTTAGACCTTCCGCCCGTTCATAATAATGGCAGCCATTATCACCGACCAGTTTAGGGTCATTAATGCAAATAACTTTGTAGACTCTGTAATTGACGGTACTAACTCGTACTTTACTTTTTTGAGTCTCGCAAACCCAACTATCACGGGTTATGGGAGAACTAGTACCTGGAATAGTACAACGGTACAACCACCGTCACCTATTGATAATATTAGCTATATTAATCATGTCTACGATACGATGCTTTTTGGTCGGAAGGTATTACCTGCCGATGTAAGAAGACTTATTCGCAAAATTCAGTGGACAAAAGGTACATCATATGATATGTATCGACATGATTATGATACTAATAACCGATCATTAGTATCAAACTCCAGCAGACTTTATTCTGCAAACTATTACATTATGAATAAAGACTTTAGAGTCTATATTTGTATTAACAATGGTTCTGCTGGGATTACATCTTCAGCAAATGCTTCTCTAGATGAACCAACATTTACTGACCTAGAACCATCCGCAGCTGGAACGAGTGGTGACGGATATCTATGGAAGTATCTATTTACTGTTCCTCCTGCAGATATTGTCAAATTCGACTCAACCGAATATGTAGCAGTTCCTAACCAATGGACTACTAGCTCTGAGAATGAAATTAAAGTTGTTAGAGACAACGGCGATTCTTCGATTAACAACAATCAAATTAAGGTTGTTTCTATCGATGAGCAAGGTGAAGGATATTCGTTCTTATCATCTCCAGTAGAATTAGATGTTTTAGGTGATGGTACTGGTGGTAAGGTTAGGGTTCAAACAAACACTAATGGTCAAATTATTTCTGCAGTTGTAACTGCAGGAGGACAGGGTTACAGTTTTGGAAGAGTTAATCTTTCTTCGATCAATAGTTCTGCAACTAAGTTTGCAAGACTTACCCCAATCATTCCTCCATCAAGAGGGCATGGATTTGATTTATACAAAGAGTTAGGAACTGATAAAGTTCTAATTTATTCTAGATTTGATAACTCTTCATACGACTTTATTTCTGACACTACATTTGCTCAAATTGGTGTTATTAAAAATCCAATTTCCGCAGGTGCCGGATCTACTGCGGTTATTAACACTTCAGAATACTCCTCCACAAAGTCCTTAAAATTTACTGGTAATACAGTACAAACCCTTGCTATTGGATCTAAGATTCAACAGGATATTTCGGGAGTTGGAACTGCAAAGGGATATGTAGCTTCCTATGACACTAGCACAAGAGTCATTAAGTATTTCCAAGATAGGAACTTGTATTTGAATCCAAATCTTTACGATTCTACTGATAGTATCGGTGTTGGTGGAGATGCCGATGTTTTAGAATTCAGTTCTTCTGGAAACGCTGTTACTGGACCAAGTGGTTTCAGCGTAAACATCGATTCTGGATTTACCGGTATCTCAACAACTACTCCTTCTGGTAAGGTTATTGATTTGGGAGTGCAGTTTACTAATGGTCTTGCTGCAGAGGAAATAAATAAAAGGACTGGTGAGATACTTTATCTTGATAATAGACCATCTATTACAAGAAATGAGCGTCAAAAAGAAGACATCAAAATCGTTTTAGAATTCTAAGAAGATGCCACAACAGACTAACCTCAATATAAGTCCGTACTACGATGATTTTGATCCTGAAAAGGGATATCATCGGGTTTTGTTCAAACCAGGATTTCCGGTACAAGCCAGAGAGCTTACTACCTTACAATCTATTCTACAAAATCAAGTAGAAAAATTCGGTAGCCACATCTTCAAAGAAGGATCCATAGTTATTCCTGGATCCGTCACATTTGATGGACAATACTACGCAGTTCAAGTAAATCCAACTCACCTTGGTGTTGATATCGGAGTATATGCCGATAAGGTTATTGGTAAGAGGATTAAGGGACAGACTACTGGGGTTACTGCAAAAGTAATCAATTTCATTAGTGCATCTCAATCTGATAATGATTTCGACACTTTCTTCGTAAAATATATCAATTCTGCCGTTACTGGAGATTTTAATTTCTTCAACGATGGGGAAGTTTTAGTTGCAGAAGAGTCATTTACTTATGGTGGCACAACTATTAATGTTGGCGGTACTTTTGGATCTACTATTGATTTAAATGCATGCACTATCGGATCTTCAGCTTCTATTGATAATGGAATTTTCTTTCTTAGAGGAAATTTTGTACGAGTAGATAAGCAAACAATTGTTTTAGACCAATATAGTTCACAACCTTCTTATAGAGTTGGACTTAAAGTAGTCGAAACTACAGTTTCTGCTAAATCAGATGAAAGTCTCTATGATAATGCTAAGGGTTTTTCTAATTTTGCTGCTCCTGGTGCTGATAGACTTAAGTACACTTTAGTACTTGATAAGAAGAATCTGACAGACTTTAATGATACTGACTTTGTAGAGATTCTTCGTATCAATAACGGCGAAGTACTACAAATTAAAAGAGAGACAGAATATTCTAAGATCAGAGATTACCTTGCATCAAGAACTTTTGACGAGTCTGGTGACTACACAGTCAATAAGTTTCTACTAAATGTTACCGAATGTCTTAATGATAGACAAGGTAATAATGGAGTATACTTTTCAGATCAGACAACTCTTGATGGCAATGAACCGGATGAGGATCTTGCTTGCTTAAAAGTTAGTGCAGGTAAGGCATATGTAAAAGGATATGAGGTATCCACTGATGGCCCGACAACTATTGACTTCTTCAAACCAAGAGAAACTCAAGAAGTAAAAGGTAAAGCGTTCCCATTTGAAATGGGAAATAAGTTCGTTGTAAATAATGTAACTGGTATCACTACATTTACAAACAGAATTGATTTGTTTAGTGGTCCAAATATTAATGCTACTGCTAATGTCCCTGGAACATCAGTAAAAGTTGGTGATGCTAAGGTATATAATTTTGGATTAAGAGATCAAAAATATGAAAATGCATCTACAGAGTTTGATCTGTATTTGTATGATGTTCAAACATACACAACACTAAAACTAAGTGACAATGTAAGCTCAACTGAACTTATTAAGTCGGCGTTTATTGTCGGTAAAGAAAGTGGTGCTAATGCATTTGCAGTATCTGCAGGTGCTGGTAGTAGTACAATTCAAGTTACTCAAACCTCGGGTTCGTTCCGAAGAGGAGAAACTATCTTAGTTAATGGTACTGATGAACTTCCAAGAACCATTGAAGAAGTTACTGCTTACGGTATAAATGATGTTTTCTCGTTTGCTCAAAGTGGTAACAGTTTTGTCGCTAATAAGAAACTAACTGACAGAATTCCACCTAGATTAGGAACAGGTGAGATTAGTATGGTTAAAGCAGGTGCTACTGCAACAGTAACTGCACCTAGGATCGATAGTTTTCAAAGATTCAAGCCTGGTGATATTATTAGATACACTAGAAAAATTGGTAGTGTAGAAACTCAAGTTGAAAATGTTGTCGTTACCATTGCTGCTGATTTGCAGTCGATGACCGTTGGTGCTATGACCACGGTTTCAAATCTATATGATGGTTCGGTGGCCACTTTTACTGGTCAAATTAAAATTGGTCAGCAAGATAATAGCACGGAAAATGCATCTTTGATTACGGTTATTCCCGATCTCAATGTTTCTAATGTTGATTTTACGGGATCATCTCTTTTTCTTTCTGCTCAAGTTCAAAATGAGTCTACAAATGCACTTGGTCAATTAGTTCTTCCTATTTCTTCTGTAGATCTTGATGATGCATCATTTGCAGCTTTTGATGAAGAGAGATATCAAGCACAATATTCTAACGGAACTATTGCTGTAATTCAAGAGGATCAAGTAACAGTAAGTCCAACACAACTTACAATTACTGGACTCGATGCTTCACAAACTGGAATGACAGTTAATGTCACAGTTACTAAGGCTAATATTAAAAATAAAGTAAAAGAATTTAAGAGATGTCAGCAAGTTTCAGTCACTAGATCGTCAAATAGGAGCTCTGGTAGCGATCCTGCCACGAGTGTAAATGATGGATTAAATCATAGTGAATTGTATGGACTGAGAGTTCAGGACAGAGACATTTCTTTGCATGAACCAGATTCTACAGATATTGTCGCTATCTACGAGTCATTAGATACTTCTGCTCCTATACTTGATAAGTTAGTATTTGTATCTACAGATGATGTATTCACTAGTGCCATTATTGGAGAAAACATTTCTGGTACTACTAGCAAAGCAATTGCAAAAGTAGTTTCTATTGATGCAGCTAGTAATGAAATTTCAATCGTTTATCTTACTGGCGATAAGTTTTCTGTTTTAGAACCACTAGTTTTTGAAGAGTCGAACACTACTGCGGTCTTACAGGCATTTGTTCCTGGTAAGTATAGAGATATTACTTCCAGTTATCTACTAGATAAAGGTCAAAGAGACCAATACTATGATTATTCAAGAGTAGTAAGAAATAGAGGTGCATATGTTCCTCATAGACAACTTTTGATTATTCATAACAGATATGATGTACCTAGTGGAGATACTGGAGATGTCTTCACGGTTAATAGTTACGATGAAGAAAGATATAAAAATGATATTCCACAGATTGGACCGAGGCGTATTGAGGCACAAGATGTTTTAGACTTTAGACCTAGAGTTCCTACATATAATCCAGCTTCTGCTTCGGAATCGCCTTTCTTCTATACCTCTAGAGATTTCGTAGGAAAACCAGATAGAATCTTGACTCCTAATGAGTCAATGACTTTCGATTATGATTTCTATCTACCTAGAATTGACAAGTTAGTTCTCCTCCCTGATGGTAATTTTGACTTATTAAAGGGTAAGGCAGCTAGACAACCAATTCCCCCAGTAGTGTCTGGACCAGGAATGGAGATTGGTACAATTCTTCTTCCTGCGTATCTTAAGGATGTTGAAGAAGCAAGAGTTTATCTGAAGGATAATCGTCGTTATACGATGAGAGATATTGGCGATCTTGCTGATAGAGTCGAAAACTTAGAAGTAGTTACTAGCCTCAACCTCTTAGAAAAGAGCGCAGAGTCTCTACAAATTAGAGATGCTCAAGGTCTTACAAGATTTAAATCTGGTTTCTTTGTTGACAACTTCAAGACCTTTGATTTTATGCATCCCAGTTCACCAGCTGAGATTGATAGGGACCTTGGTGAACTAAGACCATTACGAGAATTTGAGTCTTCTGCACTTCAGGTTGCTGCTAAGTCCGACTTACCAGTATCTCAGATCGATTATAGTACTAACTTCTTATTACTTGATGATGGAAATACTCAGAAGACTGGTAATCTATTGTCCCTAAAATATGAAGAAGTTGAATATATTAAGCAAGAGTTTGCTACAAGAGTAAACAACATTAATCCATTCCATGTTGTTGCATACACTGGCGAATTAAAACTCAACCCTTCTATTGATAATTGGATCAATACTAGAGAGACTCAAAATACTATCCGTAATACTATTGGTATTACTGTATTCAATAACCAAGTTGCTGCAAACTTTAGTTTGACTAGAGGTGGTGCTCTTGGAGGTTCAGCTTCTGTAACTACTAGAGAAACTGGTAGAACTGTACAGAGAGATGACATTAGATCTGAGAATACTTTTATTGCAGAGGAAACTTTTGATCCATTCTGCCGTTCTAGAAATATTGAATTTAATGCAATTGGATTAAAACCATTTACTAATTTCTATCCTTTCTTTGATAACCAGGGTGGGGTTGATATTATTCCCAAGTTGCTAGAAGTCTCTAATGTTTCTGGTTCTTTCCAAATAGGTGAAACTATTAGAGGAACTATTGGTGCAACAGCCTTTGAGTTTAGATTGGCTGCTCCAAATCATAAGATTGGACCGTTCAATGCTCCCACAACAACATACACTGTAAATCCCTACGATCCTTCATCTACTCTTCCAAACGGTTACTCTCAGGCATCTACCGTCTTAAACATTGATGTTACTTCACTTGCTGCTCAAGCGCAGGGAGCGTTCTTCGGATTCGCTCCTACTGGAATGGTCATTAGAGGTCTTACAAGTGGCGCACAAGCGAGTGTAGCAGGGGTAAGATTAGTATCTGATGACTTTGGTGATCTATTTGGTTCCATCTTCTTAAGAGATCCTAATCAGACACCCACACCTCAAGTTAGAATTAGATCTGGTAATAGAGACTTTAGATTGACATCTAGTCAATCTAATGCAAACCCAGCACCAGGATCTACTTTAATTTCTCATGCTACCACTCGTTATACCGCAACTGGTACAACAAGAGTTGTTCAAACAGATATTAGAATTACTACACTTGAAACAACCACAATTACCAATCTTTCTACGATTGATATTAGAGGAACAATTCCAAATCCTCCTCCACCACCACCGCCAGTAATCATCAATAATACAAGAGTTATTGATAGAACTAGAACGGTCATTAGAAACCGTACTAGAGTTATTAATAGAACTCGTGTTGTCCGCGTAAGAAGAAGAGACCCGCTGGCACAAACGATTGTGACTGGACCAGAAGGAGCTTGGATTACCTCGCTTGATCTGTTCTTTGCAACTAAGAATGCAGGAACAACACCCGTAAGGATTGAAATTAGAACAGTTGAATTGGGTACTCCAACTCTGTTTGTTATTGATAGAGCTGCTCAGGCAACTATTCGCCCTTCAGATATTACAACATCTGCAGATGGTTCTGTTGCAACTAATGTTAGATTTGACACTCCATTCTACTTAGATCCAGACGAGTCTTATGCCATTGTTATCTTGTCAGATAGTGATGAGTATGAGGTATATTGTGGTGAAATGGGTCAGAAAGCCCTGAATGCACAGTCACTACCTTCTGCTAAGGGTAAAATTTACTCTCAGCAATTTGCTATGGGTTCATTGTTCAAGTCACAAAACGGTGCAACTTGGACACCCACACAGTTTGAAGACCTTACATTCACTCTATACAGAGCGAATTATACATCGGAGCAGGGTCTATTAACATTCTTCAACCCACCAGTTGAACCAAATAACGGTTTTCTTCCCCCATTATCTTTTGATCCCATCATTGGTATTCCTAAGAAAGGAAAACTTGGTATCGTAACAACAACAAATGCTGGGCTAATCGGCACAGTATTTACTGCTGGTCGTAAGATTAGTGAACAAACCTCTACATATCGCTATGGATATATTGAAGATAAGGGTGGTCCTGTAACGGGAGTAGTCGGTATTCTTACAGGTGGTTCCAATTATGGCACTCCCACCAATCCAATAACGACATACAATATTAATGGTAACGGAGAAGGTCTTACCTTAAACACCACTATTGGTGCTGGCATCTCAGCTGTTACTGCAGTTACTGTTGCTGCTTCTGGTAGAGGGTACAAAGTTGGTGATGTAATCGGACTAACAACTGCAGATGTTGGTGGATCTGGTTCTGGTGTTCGTATTGGGATTAACTCTATTAATGGTATCGATACTCTGTATCTCACAGATGTTCAAGCAGAAACTTTTGATACCTCAGCTGGAAATGAGGCTACTTATTCCCATACTTCAGGTTCTATAATCGCAACTGGTTTAGATATTACTAGTTTTAATGCAACCGGAAGTGTGTACACTGGAGAATACTTTAAAGTATCTCATCGTAATCATGGTATGCATAGTCCTTTGAACAAGGTAATTCTTTCAGATGTCCAATCTGATGTTATTCCTACGGAATTGTCCGTAAATTTAGCATCAAATGAAACTTCTATCTCTGTTGCATCAACTACACAATTTAGTACATTTGAAGGTGCTGTAGTTAGTGCCGCAAACACTGGATATGCGTTTATTAACAGTGAAATTATTTCTTACACTACTGTTGGAGTTTCAAGTCTTGGTGGTGTTGTAAGGGGTGTAGATGACTCGAACGCATTGAATCATCTCAAAGATGATATCGTGAACAAGTATGAATACAATGGGGTTTCTTTAAGAAAAATTAATACTGAGCATGATGTGCAAACCATTCTTAGAGGTATTGACGAATATTATTTAAAAGTTGACAGAGGATCTAGTAGATCTGTTGATGACAACTCTAATAACATTCCTCAGGTATCTTTCCAAGAAGAAGCCGCTGGTGGTGGTCAACAAGTACATGCTTCTAAAAACATCCAATTTGACGCTGTAAGACCACTATTAGATGCTTCCACCTTTGGACCCACAGACTTCATTTCTCTACAAATGAGAAGTGTTACAGGTACTTCTCCTGACGGTTCAGAGACATCTTTCCTTGATCAGGGATTTGAAGATTTAAACCTCAATAGAAATAACATTCTTGAGACAACAAGACTTCTTGCTGCTAGAACTAACGAGTCAGCTAGACTTGGATCATTACCAAGAAACAAGTCATTTACATTCACAGTCGAACTTGCAAATAGTGGAGACAAATTTAATTCACCTACCGTGAATCTTGAAGGTGCTAACGCACTATTCTATGAGAACAGACTCAATAATCCTGTTCTGGATTATCGTACTGATCCTAGAGTTAAGTCCAGATTCAATGATCCCCATGCTTCTTATTATATGTCGCAACCGATCTATACTAAGAATCCTGCAACTTCAATCAAACTTATTTTTGAAGCTCGTAGACCGATTGAGTGTGAATTTAGAGCTCTGTATAGCATTATGAAAACAGACTCTAGTGAGGTAACACCTGATTTTGAATTGTTCCCCGGATTTAGAAATCTTCTTGATACTGATGGAGATGGTATTGGTGATCAAGTAATTGATCCAACCCAAAATGATGGTATGTCAGATTCCTTTGTTGGTGCTGACGAGACCCAATATAGGGAATATACATACTCTGTAGATGACCTGCCAAGTTTCAACGGATTACAAATTAAAATTGTATTCACAGGAACTAATCAAGCAAAACATCCCGTAATTAAGAATTTGAGAGTAATTGCTGTAGCATGAGTTTAATTCCCGTTGAAGGGCATTCTAATCTCTGGAGAGATTCTGATACCGGAGCCATCGTTAACGGCGATGACTCTGCTTATTATGCTTATCAAAGAGAGAAAAGTGCCAAGAAAAATGAAAGGCAGGAACTTGATGATATGAAAAAGGATATTGATGATATTAAATCTATGTTAGTTAAAATTGCGAATAAATTATGAGAAATCCACACTCTGAGTTTTTAAAGTATCATGGATTTGCTTCCGAAGATACTCAAAGTATTCCTCCTACTGACATGGAAATGCTGAAAACAGATGTTTTAGAAATTAAATTAACCCTCCAACAGGTATTACAGGAATTAAGGAAACTAAATACCTAATAGGATAATCCGTGATGTAAAGAATGGCAGTTTACATTGCTAATCTCTCAGTCGATACAGGTGTTGATTTTCAACATGGTTTTAGTCTAGGAGATAACGACACAGGCACATTTTTGAATCTAACAAACTATACCGCCACATCTCAAATGAGAAAGTGGGCGGGAAGTACTACTGCCGTATCATTCGCGTCCACAGTTACCGATCCCGAACAGGGTCAGATCCAGATATCTCTGGCATCTACGCTTACAGCTGATATTAAGCCAGGGCGATACTTTTACGATGTAAATCTTGAAGATTCTGGCGGATTCAAGTATAAGGTTGTTGAAGGAATGGTCCTAGTCAGAGCAGGAGTAACAAGGTAATGCCATCATTACGAATAGGCACATCAAATCAAGTAAAAGTTATTGCCAGTGGTGCCCTTGGGGGTGGCTCTGGCGGTAGATTGTCATTGCTTGCTGATGTTGATGCATCAGACTTACAGGATGGTTCAATCCTGGTATATGAAGCGGCGTCGAACGCCTTCAAAACAACAAAAAATTTCCCTGCTGCCATCATTGACGGAGGTGTCTTCTAATGTCCGCAACGATTCTCTTAAAAAGGACACTTGGAACCTCCCCGCCGAATATATCTCCAGTTGGTACTGGCGTATCGTTTGGCGAACTTGTATATGCATACGATACCAGCGATGTTGGTGCTGGTAAGTCTTACAAAAAATTATATATTGGTAACCCTGCTGGTCCTGGTTCAGCACCAATTCCTATTGGTGGTGAATACTACACCAGTCTTTTTAATGACAACCCTGCTGATTACGGCAAACCTCAAGCATCTAAAGTTCTTATCCTTGATTCTCAAGGAAGAGTTGATTCTTGGACAGTTGTCGATGACTTCTTTACATCTGGTATTGGTACAGTCGCTGGCGACTTTAATGTTGGCGGAAACCTTAATGTAACAGGAGACCTCGTTTATGACGAGGCTAATGCTAGAAACTGGAATATATCTGGTGTTGCAACTGCTGCCACATTAGATGTTGGTGCTGCTGGATTCTCTACCCTAGGTGTAACTGATTTCCGTGCAATTGCGGGTGTTGTAACTACTCTTAGTGGTACAAATGCTGACTACTACGAAGTAAATGTAGGGCATGCACTTACTGCAAATAATGTAGAAATTACTGGGGTATCATCCTTCAGTAATATTACATTCTCTAATGATGTTATTAGAGTTGGTCGTGATGCTGCTGTAGGTCTTAGCAGTGCTGACTCTTCCATCTTTATTGGTGACTTTGCCGGTGCTGGTATTGGACAAACAGTCCTTAACCGTCGCAATATTGCGATTGGTGCCAGCGCAATGCAATATGCTGGTATTCTTTCCAGCAGTGACGAGTTAGAATCTAACATCGTCATGGGTAACTTTGCAGGTTATAGACTGCAAGGTACTAAGAACCTGATGATTGGTGATAAGGTAGGTTTTGCCTTATCTTCTCCCGGCAACGATGAGAACATTGCTCTGGGTAACCAGTCGATGTATGGTGAGACTTTCCCTGTTGTTGATGGGGTATCTCTCAGCGTAAGTATTGGCGATCAAACTGCTGTTGCAGATTATGATCAGACTGAAGATGTAACAGAAACCAGTGGATCTGGTGTTGGACTTTTAGTTAGATTGCAGACTGGTTCTACTGGTCTGATTACTAACATCGAAATCGTGGCCCCTGGCGATGGTTACGAAGTTGGTGATACATTCACCATGCCGTTTGGTTTCCAGACTCTCACAGGTAGCGTAACCAGCAAGGATGGTCGCTTCCTGGGTGGTGGTACAGGAACTAGACAGCAGAAACAAAACATTGCGATTGGTCCATATACATTATTCAGTGTAGACGGTAGCAGAAACATTGCTATTGGTTACTCTGCTGGTAACGATACTCTTGGTAGTGGTAATGTAATTATCGGTTATGAGCGAAATGTCGCTATCGGAGATAGTGACAATCAGCTTGCGATTGGTAATTCTACAATCAATTGGATCGACGGTAACCAACTTGGTTATGTCGGCATCGGAACCACACGACCCTTCGGGTTGCTGGATGTTGGTGGTGTAGTAATTGTTGACAAAGGCACTGGTAACACAGTAATCGCTGGCGTAACATCTGTTCCACAAATTGATGCTAATGATATTGGTGTTGAGGATATCAAGGTCACTGCTGGTTTAGCAACTGACTTTGCAATTACCAATGCTAAGATTCAGTCAGGTATTATTACTGACACTGTTGGTACTGCAGCAACTATTACGAATGTAGATTTCGTAAATGCAGACATTGAGGCAGCTAAGATCACTGCAGGTATCATTACTGATATCGTCGGTACTGCTGCTACTATTACGACGATTGATGCTACCGAAGGCGATATTGTCAATGCGAAGATTACCGCTGGTGTCGTAACCTCCCTGGTTGGCACCTATGCCACGATCACAACCTTCGATTCTAATGAAGGTGATATCAACACCCTCAAAACTGTTGCTGGTGTTGTAACATCTATTGTTGGTTATGGTCTAACATATACCGTTGGTGATTTTGCTAATCTTGATGCACTTGACGCTAAGATTACTACAGGCATCATCACCTCACTGACAGGTACATATGTAACCTTCCAAGATGCTAACTTCCAAGACGATGTTCGTGTTGGTGGAGCTCTTACTGTTGTTGGTGATCTGACAGTCAACGGAACTACAAGTTTTGTTCAGAGTACGGTTGTTCAGATTACCGATAAGAACATTGAACTTGGATTCAGTTCTACTGGTGGACATGCTGATGCTACAGCCGATAACGGCGGTATCATCCTTAAGGGATCAACTGACAAAGAATTCATATACGATCAGGCAAGAGAGGGTTGGGAATCTAACCTCAAGTTTATTCCTAGTGCCGATGGTACTCTGGATATTGGTACTACTGATAGAGAGTGGAAGGACATTTATATTGATGGTACAGCACATCTTGATGCTGCTGACATCCTCGATGCTAAGATCACTGCTGGTATTATTACTAGTCAGGTTGGTACTTATGCAACTATCACGACAGTTGACATTGAAACTCTTGATGCCAAGGATGTAAACATCACTGGTCTTGCCGTCACTGATATTGTCGGCACCGCTGCAACAATCACAACGATTGATGCAACAGAAGGTGATATTGTTAATGCTAAGATTACTGCTGGTATCATCACAAGTTTGGTTGGCACTGCTGCCACCATTGGCGATGTTGAGATTACTGGTGACCTCAGAGTTGGTGGAGCTACAACCTTTACTGGTAATGTAACCTTCAATGGTGGCACGATCGGTCTTGGTGACTCTACTACAGACAACATCGTCTTTACTGGTGAAGTTGACTCTGACATCGTTCCTGACGATGATGACACCTTTGATCTTGGCAGTGCCACTAAAGAGTGGAAAGACATTTATATCGATGGCGTTGCTCGTGTTGATGACCTGATTGTTGATTCTACAGTCGGTACATATGCGACAATCACAACTGCTGATATCGATGTACTCGATGCAAGACAGACAAATATTACTGGATTGGCAGTCACCGATATTGTCGGTACTGCTGCTACTATCACGACGATTGATGCCACAGAAGGCGATATCGTTAACGCTAAGATCACTGCTGGTGTTGTAACCTCGCTGGTTGGCACCTACGCTACGATCACCACGGTCGATATTGAGACCCTAGATGCGAAGCAAACAAATATTACTGGATTAGCAGTTACTGACATTGTTGGTACTGCAGCAACCATCACTACGGTTGACTTTGAAGTTGCAGACATTCTGAATGCAACTGTCTCAGTTGGTATTGCAACCTCTGCATTCGTGCAAGCTGGTTTCATTACCTCACTGTATGACTCCACTGGTGTTGTTGGTCTGAACACTCAGCACATGCTGAGTACTAATCCAGATGGCACAATCACCTGGCGCGAACCTGCACAGATTGGTATTGCCACAATCAATGCTAAGTTGGACACATGGTTCGTATCAACCAACGGTGTTGATGATGGTGATGCATCTCGCGGTAGAACACCAGAGAGACCATACAGAACGATTGCATACGCTCTGTCTCAGATCTCCAATATCGGCGTAAACGATATATTGAATATCGCCGCTGGTGAGTATGAAGAAGTCTTCCCACTTATTGTTCCTGCCGGATTAACGGTTAAGGGTGCTGGTCTCCGTGCTACCAAGATTTGTCCTACCGTTGCTACTAAGCAGAAGGACTGCTTCTTGATGAACGACAGATCTGTTGTTGAGGATGTCACGATTGCTAACATGTATTTCGATACTGCTGGCAATCAGGGTTATGCGTTTAAGTATGCTCCTGGTATCGCGATCACAAGCAGATCTCCTTATGTTCAGCGCGTAACCGTATTCAACAAAGGTAGCAATACTTCTGCTAGTGATCCATACGGTTATGGATCTGCTGATTCTGCACCTTCCTCCTACATCGCTGGTGGTGGTGCATACATCGACGGTTCTGAAGTAGCATCAGGATCTCTTGAGGCTGCGTTCCTGTTCAATGAAGTTACTTTCATTGTACCGAACAGTAAAGGTCTGATTATGACCAACGGTGCTCGCACTGAGTACCTGAACTGTTTCTCTTACTTTGCTGCTGAAGCAATTAAGGGTACTTCTGGATCTCTTGGTATTAGTTCTGCTGGTGAGACAAGATTAAGACTGACTGGTATCACTACGGTTGGTGTTGGTAACACGATTACAGTCTTTGATACTGACGGAACTACTGGCGTTGCGACTGCTGTTGTTGCTTCTTATGATGGCACTTACATAGGTGTAACTGGTAAGCAAACTGGGTTTGAACTTCTGAATGCTAGAACTGCTAAGGCAGTTACATTTAACGATGATGCTCAATTAGACACAACTGTCAAGAAGTTTGGTAGTGCATCACTAGCACTTGACGGAACTAATGATTCTATCAGCGTTCCTTCTAGTGGTGATATTGGCTTTGGCACTAATATAGACTTCACGATTGAATTTTGGGCATACGCAAATACAACTGGTTTAACTAGTGCAACTCTCTTTGACTTGAGAGATAACGGCACTGATGCTGAAGGTATTAGTATTGCATATCGGGCTGCTGGTGAAGTTGACATGCGGGTTGGTACTACCACCGCTATCACTGGATCTGGCGCAGGCATCGCTACAGGCGTCTGGAAGCACTATGCACTTGCTAGAGACGGCACAGACACTAGATTGTTCGTTGACGGTACTCAGAGGGGCATCAAGACCTCAGATACAACTGACTACGGTGCGTCTAAAGGTATTGTAATTGGTGCTGATTTTGATGGCGCAAGTCAAAATGTCACTGGTTGGATTGACGACTTCAGAATTGAAAGAGGAGTTGCCAAGTACACCGCTAACTTTACTGCTCCTACTGCTGCACATACTGGCGATAAGGACACTGTTCTCTTACTAGACTTTAATGGTGCAAGTGGAGTAACCACAACTACTGACAATGTAATCCGCAATCAAGATATCCGCATCACTCAATCGGGTGGCGGTATCGGAACTGCAACTAAGGTTATCCTTGCTGACTACAGCGAGTTCGGTGCGGACATGCGTTCGGTCGGATGTGCTGTTGAATATGGTCAGAAGGGTGTCATCGCTGATGGTGATGGCGTAAGTCTGAGAATGTTTGCCCTGAACTTCAACCATGTTGGTTCTGGTGGCGACTTCACAAACGATCCTAACCTGGCAATTCAGGCGAACGAAGTCACTGAACTGAACAACGGTGATGTATCTTTCGTAAGTATTGATCAAAGAGGCGACTTCAGAGTTGGTGACGCATTCTTCGTTGATCAAGAAAACGGCACTGTATCGTTCTCACAGCAGGTAACCAGCCTCCAAGCACTTTCTTCTCTCCAAATTACTGACGGAACTAACAGCAGCACTGTTACTCCTACAAGCGGTACATTCGGTAACATCCAGATCTCTGGAAACAACATTGAATCTACCTCAGGTGATATCAACATTGACCCTGCTGGTGCTGGTGATATCAACATCACTGGTGATGTCAATGTCCTGGGTATCTTAACTGCGACAACTATCCAACTTGACTCCTTCCAGAAGAACGATACTTCTATCGCTCTGGATGATTCTGGCGCTAACGGCACTATCAGATTCAATACTGATAATGTTGAGGGTATGCGTCTAGACGCTAATCAGAAGTTGGGTATCGGCACTGCCGCACCTAGACAAAGATTAGATGTCCTAGACACCGCTAAGTTTGAAAGACTTGATGTAACTGGCGTATCTACATTTGCTGAAAGAGTTGATTTCAATCTCAGCATTGACGCAGTTGACGCAAAGATTACTGCAGGTGTTGTAACTTCACTGGTCGGTACTTACGCAACCATCACTACGGTTGACATTGAGACATTAGATGCTAAAGATGTCAACATTACTGGTCTTGCTGTAACAGATACTGTCGGTACTGCTGCAACGATTACCACAATTGATACTGAATCTCTTGATGCATTTGATGCCAAACTTACTGGTATCGCTGTTACAAACGCAGTATTCACTGGTATTGCATCCTTTAAGGATGATGTCAAATTACACTTCGGTGATGATGATGATCTCTCCATCTATCATGATGGTAACAACTCATACATTGATGATTCAGGAACTGGCACACTTGCAATCCGTTCTAACCAAATAGAACTTCAGAAGTATACTGGCGAAACTCTCGCTAACTTTACTGCTGATGGTCGTGTTACCCTACACTACAATAATGGTATTAAACTTGAGACACTAGCAATTGGTGCTAGCGTTCGTGGCGTAACTCAGACTGGAACAATCGATGTTGCTACTGATGCAAATATCCACTCCACTCTGACTGTAGATCAAGGAACAATTCTTACAGGAATTGTAACCAGTTCTGCTGGTGTTGAAGCAATCAACATTAATGTCTCTGGTATTCTCACCACTAACAACTTCAGAGTTACTGGAGTTTCTACAGTCGCAGACATTACAATTGGCGCTGGTTCTTCATCAACAAAAATAAATACTAACAGTGGAGAACTTGTTCTCGATTCTGCTGCTGGTCAGGTAACTGTCCAAGACAATCTGAGCATAATCGGTTACGGTACATTCCGTGACGGTCTATATTACAGATCAGATCAAGGTGGATTAACTGGTATTGGATATAGCGGACCTAACGGTGTCGCATTCTTTGAAGCAGATGGAAGATTGGTTAGCGGTCTTAGTACTGTAGGGTTCTTGACAACCTCCAATTACATGCTAACCACGGATGAAAACAACATTCCAATTTGGTCCAATAGCATTGATGGAGGTACATTCTGATGGCAAAACCAACTACTAGACAGGAACTCAAGGATTATGCTCTTAGACAACTTGGGTATCCTGTCTTAGAAATAAATGTAGCTGATGAGCAGGTAGATGATAATTTAGATGACGCTCTTCAATTATTTCAAGAGCGTCATTTTGATGGCGTAGAAAGAGTTTATCTCAAGTATAAGGTCACAGCAGATGACATCAAAAGAGGCCGAGCAAGGGGTGCTAGCGAATCTCTTGGTATCACTACTTCTACTACAACATCTGGAGACTTTGAGGAGAATACAAATTATCTGACTGTCCCAGATTCAGTTATTGGAATTGAGAAAGTACTTTTGTTTGATTCTAGCTTCATCTCCAACAACATGTTTAGTTTCAAATATCAGTTGTTTTTAAATGATGTAGCTTTCAATCTTGGATATAGTGGTCTTCTCAGTTATGCGATGACTAAAACATATCTTGAAGATATTGATTTCTTAATGACAACAAATAAACAGATTAGATATAATAAGAGAAATAATCGTTTGTATCTCGATGTCGATTGGGGATCTGTAACGGAAGGAACATACATAATTATTGATTGCCAAAGAATTATGGATCCTGCAAATTATGCAGGTGTTTATAATGATTCTTTCCTTAAAAAGTATTTTACATCTCTTGTTAAAAAACAGTGGGGTCAAAACCTCATCAAGTTTCAAGGAGTTAAACTTCCAGGAGGCACTGAACTGAATGGCAGACAAATTTATGAGGATGGTGTAATGGAATTACAACGCATCGAAGATAGGATGCTCTCCACATATGAAGTCCCACCTCTTGATCTTATTGGATAATGGCGTTAAATCCCTTCTTTCTTCAAGGATCTCCTAACGAGCAAAATCTCATTCAGGAGTTAATAGACGAACATCTAAAAATGTTCGGACTTGATTGTTATTATATTCCTAGAAAAATGATTGTCACTGACGATGTGCTTGGAGAAGTACAATCGTCAAAGTTTAATGATGCATATATTTTAGAAGCTTACCTCAATAACTATGAGGGATATGCTAAGGGCAGTGATATCATGACAAAATTTGGTATCAATCTGCAGAATGAAATTACGCTAACGATTTCTAGGGAGAGGTATGAAGATTTTATTGCTCCCTTTGTAGTAACCCACAACGCAAAAAACGCTGGTAGTGATATTGTTTTTGGAGAAAGACCTAAAGAAGGAGATTTAATATTTTTTCCATTAGGTGAAAGGTTATTTGAAATTAAGCATGTAGAGTTTGAGAATCCATTTTATCAGTTAGGTAAAAATTATATTTACGAACTTCAATGCGAACTTTATCGCTACGAAGATGATTATGTCGATACTGGAGTTATTAGTGTTGATGAAAGAGTGATGCAAGAAGGAGAAACAACAACAGTTATTCTTGCAGGTATTGGATCCACAGCTAGTGCTACCGTTGACTCATTTGCCAGCCAAGGTGCATTACAACAAATTTTCTTAAATGATGATGGATATGGTTATACTTCCACACCCACTGTTAGTATCGAGCCCTCTCCTGCTGGTGTTACTTCCTCTAGGGCAGGTGCATTCGCATTTACCACAGAAAGATCAGGTTTGTATTCTGTTGATCAAGTAGTCCTACAAAACCCTGGATTTGCATATACAGAGGCACCAGCATTTACATTTGGTGGTCCTGGTGTAGGTGCAGCTGCAACAGCATCTCTTACAAACAGTGGTATCACATCAATTAGAATTACAGATCTTGGTACAAATTATGTAACTGCTCCAATTATTACAATTCAACACCCCTCTGATGTTGGCATTGGTACATCAGGTGCTACAGTCGGTGTAAAAGCAGGTCAAGTACAAGCAACTGCAATTTCTTTTCTTGATGGAGATAGTATTAGTAGAATATTCTTGACTAACGCTGGTTCTGGTTATGAGGAAGCACCTATTGTTACAATCGGAGACCCACTTTCTCTTGGAATTGGTACATTCTTCTTCAACGAAAGAGTGGTTGGATCCCTGTCTGGGACTGAAGGATATGTGAGAGAATTTAATGAGAATGATAGAAAGTTAGAAATCTCAATAAATAATGGCATATTCTATCCTGGTGAATTCATTACAGGAACAGCATCTTCAGCCAGGTATCAAGTTCTAAGTCATAGTGGAATTGACACGACAACCAAATCCACTTTCAATGATGAGTTTGAAGTTGAGGCAGAAGGTATCCTAGATTTCACTGAAATTAATCCGTTTGGTACTTTCTGATGTTAGGCACTTATTTTTATCACGAGATCCTTCGCAAAACGGTGATTTCGTTTGGAACTCTATTCAATGAAGTACATATCCAAAAAGAAGATAAGAGTGGGAAAACTATTAGTGATATTAAAGTTCCATTAGCATATGGACCTAGGTCTAAATTTCTAGCAAAAATAGAACAGCAGCAAGAGTTAGCAAAGGCTACTGCTATCACTCTTCCAAGAATGTCTTTTGAGATGACTAGTCTAGCTTATGATCCGACAAGAAAAACTTCAGTAACAAAAACATTTAAAGCAGTTGACGATAAAGATAGGGTAAAGAAAGTATTTCTACCAGTTCCGTATAATGTTGGATTTGAACTTAATATTATGACAAAATTAAATGATGATGCTTTACAAATTGTAGAACAAATTTTACCATTCTTTCAACCATCATTTAATATTACGGTAGATTTAATAAATTCAATTGGAGAAAAAAGAGATATTCCAATTGTATTAGAAAATATTTCATTTTCAGACGAATATGAGGGAGATTTCTCTTCGCGAAGAGTCTTGACATATACTCTAAATTTTGTCGCTAAGACATATCTCTTCGGTCCTATTGCTGAGAGTACTGATGGACTGATTCGGAAGGTACAAGTTGATTACTATTCTGATACTAATAGACAAACGGCTAAGCGTGAAATGAGATATACTGTTGAACCAGATCCAATTACTGCAGAACCTGGAGATGATTTCGGGTTTAATGAAACTAGTACTTATTTTGATGACGGTAAAAATTATAGTCCCACCAGACAAGAGGATGTATAATGGATTTCAAAAAAATAGACGAATCTTTAAATACATCTAGTGAAACTATTGATGTTACTCCGATTAAAAAACCAAAACCGGAACATTTAACTCAGAATGATATTGATAAAGATTATAGTTATACCAGGGCTAATTTATATTCTTTGATTGAAAAGGGTCAGGAAGTATTGAATGGTGTGATGGAACTTGCTGAGGAAACACAATCTCCTAGAGCATATGAAGTTGCTGGTCAGTTACTCAAGAATGTTGCCGATAATACTGACAAATTAATGAAGCTGCAAAAAGATATTAAGGATGTCAAGGAAGAAGTAAAAGGTCCTTCAAGTGTAACAAACAACGCTATGTTTGTTGGTAGTACTGCAGAGTTACAAAAAATGCTGAAAGAAATGAATAAGAAAAAATGAACGGGTTAGATCCTGAAGAGTGGTACTGCAGTGTCAATATCGGGATCGATGAAATACGGTTCATGTATTCTCACTTACAGTATTCATTAAAGATGTGGCCTGGGTCTCCTGCAAGACCAGTAGAAGAGCAACAATTTCTTATGGATATGAAAGATAAGTATTTTGCTATGCTAATGGAATATAACTTTTCTGAAAAATAAATAGAAGAGCCATGCTTCCTTTCAATGCCAGAAGAAGTCAAAAAAGAAGAACCTAAAAAGAAAGGTCTCTTAGGTAAAATTAAAGAGGCAGCAGATGACAAAGAAGAACAGCTTGCTATTCTGTCTACTTTTGTTAGGCTCGGCATCCTTGTTTGGTCTGGCGGAATACTCACGCTGGCATACATCAAACTTCCACCAGCACTTGGAATTCCTGAACAAAAACTAGATCCCACTTTT